ATGTGATCCATCTTTGGATACTCACACAGGGGACCTTCGGGTCCCCTTTTTTTATACATAGATAAGATTAGGTCATTGTCATGCATAAACCATATTCTCAGGAATGGCACAGGTATCGATACCTGAAGGAAGCCATTTACAAGTATATTGAAGATGGGGTGGATCCGACTTTTATTATGGACGATCTTCGTGATATTCTCCATATGAGATCGGAGATGGCATACGAAGAATTTTCTAGAATCAATCAATTAGAGCACTATCTTTCGGACGAGTAACATGCTTTCAACTCAGTATAGACTGCGCCTTGAGTTTATCTGTAAATGCATTGCTAATGGAGAAGAAGTTAAACTAGAAGATATGATCTGGGCAGAGAAGTTGGGTAAAGCAAATACTTCTGCCAGAGAAATGCTTAAAAGAGCAAGAGGACGTGCTGCTAACCCTGATATGCAAGAGGGTAGCATGGACGACTTCATGAATAAGATGGGATTAGGTGACCCCGATCCATCGAATCATCGCACTGGTTTTGGTAGTGCTGATGAGATTGTGGATTGGTTTAATCAAGACAAACCAGATGACTGGAGACAGCGTGATTGATCCTCATACGCTGACATAAGTCAGTAGATATACCCATAAAAATAAATAGTTACTATCATAGTGGAAGGTGTTTTTATTATTATGCCCAGATCTCGCTTGGACCGTAATGATATGGTCCACAAACTGCTAGGAATGAAAACGGCTTTATTTGAGGATTCCGATAGTCGGTTTGATACAGATGAGAAGAAAGAGGCAGCACACCAAGTACTGAACACTCTGTTAGACTATCTCAATGAGTTTACCTACTGAAGAAGACTACAAAGTATTACAGGATCGTGTCATCCAAGCTAAGGTGGATATCCTAATGGAAGAACCATGTCCCCTATATGACGGGGAAGACGATTATGCTTCAGAGGATGTCCACTATGGATAAAGAAGAAATTCAAAAAATGATCGATGTGAGTATTGCCGATGCAATTCGTAGACACAACCGTAATGCTTCAATTATTTCTATGTGTGTTGGTTGGGTCGTTCTTGCTCTTTTTGCTGAAGGTCTCCTCCGACTCATAGGTGTAATCCCGCCAGTATTCCCATGGCTCAACATCACATTGTAGAGTGGGTGGGGGTGATTGCCCTATTCCTTTTTGGTATAACTATGATGGTGCAAGGGCATTTCATAGTCCATAACAAGCACGGGTATTCCCGAAAGGATCACGAAGATCAAGACCATAGAGATTATGTCCGTCGTCAGATGGAAGAAATTATCAAAGGAAAGTAACCATGGATGAATGCATCAACTTCAGTGACACAGAGTACAAACTACTCGCTAAGGCTATCTGGCACACCCAGCGACGCTACATCGCAGGTGATAAGATGTTTAAGGAATACGGTGCGATCCTCGATAAGTTGTCGGAGATCGGATTTAACTACCCTAAATACTCAGGTAGAGACTGATAAAAGATGACTACCTGGAATAAGCAGATTGAAAATAGAAACTTCCTGTCACCGATTGGATTCAAACTCGGTCTGGCAAAGTTTCCTAAGGTTGCATATTTCTCTCAATCTGCAAACCTTCCTGGTATCAACAACACCACACCAGAGCAATCTACCTTCTATGGTAGAGGTCTTCCGATGGATGGTTTCACACAGTATGAAGACTTCCAGATGACCTTCTTGGTTGACGAAGATCTGGAAAACTACACGCTGGTCCACAACTGGTTGAGAGCACTTGGCACACCTGAGAGCACCAAGGACCGTCGTTTTTACATCGAGTTTATTAAAAACAAATACAATCAACCGAATCTTAAAGAGTTTGATCTGATCTCTGCTGATGCCACACTTGCTGTGCTCAACAGTAACTTTAGGTCAAACTTTTTTGTCACATTCCAAGGTCTGTTTCCTACGAGTTTGTCTGGAATCCAGTTTAATGCTACACTAGACGGTAGCGACGCTGCAACAGCAACAGTTAACTTTAGATATCTGTTGTATGAAATCCAAGACGCTGCTGATTCCCGTAGAATAACTAACCTTGAATAATGAATCTAGATAAAATTCAAGAGATGTGGCAGAAGGACTCTGAGCTCCACAGAGACTTGCCTGAGCTCCTCGCCAATGACAGTCTCGACACTGCTCGGTTACACTCTAAGTATCTGACCTATTGGAATGAATTTAGGTTGATGTTGTCCGAAGCAGAGGTAAAGTATAGGAAACTCAGACTTGATAAGTTTGAGTATTATTCTGGCAAGAAGACGATCGATGGCAAGGCATTCCCCACCAAAGTGCTGAAGGGTGAC